GAAGCCGTTGTAGAAGCTCCCGGCGGCCACGCCGTTGACGTCGAGGGCGTTGAGGATGTCGGTGGCGGCGGCGGCGGCCGTGGTGATGCCGACGGACAGGTTCGCCGCGCCCGTCGAGGGCGTGGTGAACTTGAACGTCGTCCGCAGGATCAGCACGTCGACGCCGAAGGGGTTGAGGATTGAGCCGAGGCCCGCGTTGTCGGTCGACGCGGCGCCGGCGAACTCGATCGCGAGCACGTTGCCGTGAAACTCGTCGGTCTTGACAGAGGCGCTCATGGTGTCGGTTCTCCTTCCGCTCAGGTGGTCGGCTGCGTCGAGACGCCAGCGCCGGCGTTCGGGACGGGGGCCGCGAGGTAGAAGCGCGTCACCGTGTCACCCCACCCCGTGATGCCGACGAGCTGGTTCTGCCCGCGGAGGATCACGTAGTGCGTGGTCGCGACGGTGTCGCTGATCGCGTTGTCGAGGGCCTGCGCCCAGTTGGCCGAGAAGTTACGGAACAGGCAGTCGTCGAAGACGATGTCCCGGTCCATGCCGGAGATCTTCACGAGCAGCTTGCCGGCGGTCTCCGATGCCGAGATGAACTCGCTTCTCGGAGCCGGATAGCGCGAGCGAGTAGCCTCCGGTTCGCGACATGGCGCCCGACGCAGTCGCGTCGCCCATGCCGGCGAAGAACACGTTCTCGAAGTAGTTGCGCGATCCCGAGACCACCGCGGCGCCGTTGTCAGCAGCGTTGTCGGCGCCGTTGAAGATCTGGATGTTGCGCACGATGTTGCCGGAGCCGGAGAACGTCACCACCGCGGTCGCGTCGAGAGTCGTGTTGCCGACGATTCGAGCCCGCTGGCCCATGCCGGGGAGCGGCGCCGTGACGCCCACCAGGTGCGTGTAGTTCTTCGACCAGGTGATCGCCGCGGTCGGCGTGGTCGCGGTCGCGCCGGCCACGAGAAGCACGGTGTCGTGATGCGCGTCCGTGGTCTTGGCGTAGGCCGCAGCGAGCGACGCGCACGCGCGTTCGAACGTGAGACAGGAGTTCGTGTCCGACCCGTTGACCGGGTCGACGACGAACACCTTGGAGTACTTCCCGGCCGCCGGAGCGTACGCCGTCGGCTCGGGCCGGTAGTACGCCTGCGCACTCGCCATGCTCGCGACGAGCAGCGCGCCGATGAACGTGATGGTCTTGCGCATGGTCAGGTCTCCTTTCCCCTTCTCAGCCCGGTCACGGGGTGAGGACGCCAACCGGGTAGCGGCTGGCCTCCGTGGCCTGGACGCGGTTGGCGGGGTTCGGGCACTGCCAGGCGAGACGCATGGTGCCCACGAGCGCGACCATGCCCTGCTGCCAGGTGTTGTAGACGATCTGGCCGGCGGGGTTCTGGATCACGCCCTGATCGACGATCTTCCATGTGATGTCCTGACGGAAGCACCACACGAACTGCGAGAAGTCCCCGCAGAACATGAGCGCGGTGGCGGCGTCGAAACTGCCGTTGCGCGGGAAGTTGATCGGGAAGCCGTCGAGGTCGTAGCGCGTCGGGTCCTGCATGTTCGGCTTGAACAGCGGCTGCTTATTGGAGTCCCGAACGCCACGGAGCTTGGCGCGCATGGACAGCGCGGCGACGTGGCCGTTGGGGAAGAACCCCTCGGCCTCGATCTTGGAGATCACGCCGCCATCGCCGAGAAGGTCGTCGTACAGGTCGACGCCGACGGCCCCGAACGCGACGTTGTTGCTGGCCGCGACGGCCGCGGTGTAGATCGCATCCGGCCAGTTGGTCGGCTTGTTGGTGCCAAAGCCGACGGCGGCATCGATGGCGGCGCTGGCGGCCTCGAGGATGCGCGGCTTGCACTCGGCCCAGATGTCGTACTCCGAGTCGTCGAGCACGCTCTGCGGGATCGGGACGACGGCCGCGATCTCCTCGGCGTTGAGGTACTTGTTCGCCCACGCCAGCTCGGTGGTCTGCTTGAGGTTCGTGTCGCCGTTGACGAAATAGGCCGTCGGCAAGGCGGACAGGACGGCCATCCGCTGCTGCTTGCGGCTCATCGTCGGCAGGCGGCGCATGAGGGAGAGGAACGCGCTCTGCTCGACGATGCCCTGGAAGATCTCGGGGTTCACTTCCTCCGGGATCAGCGGGGAGCCGTCGGTGCGCGTGATCTGAGAGTCGTACGGCATTGCTGGCCTCCAACGAAAAAGGCCGGCCCGTGGCCGGCCTTGTTACTCCGTGGCGAAGGGCTCTACGCCTTCGCCCCGGCCGCCACCCGGATGGCGTCGCTGATCGACATGCTTCCGGGCGGCTTGGTGTCTTTCGTGCCCTCGCCCGCGTGACCCTTGGGCGCTGGCGGTTTCGCTTGGAAGAGCTGTGGGAACTTCTCCTTCATCGCCGCGACGTCGAAGCTCCCGTCATCCCGGATGAGCTTGGCGTCCTGTGCCGCGAGGTGGGCGAGCCGGAGGTTGACGCAGCCGGCGGCGTGGGCGGCGTCGTAGAACGCGGCCTTGACCTCGGCCGCCTTCACCCGGTCGGCCTGCTCCTCAACCGCCTTGCGCGCCTCCGAGCCCTTCTCGAGCAGCTTCGCGGTCTCGCGGAGCTGTTTCTCGATGTCCTTGCGCTGCGTGCGCTCGGAGTCGAGGGCGCTCTCGAGCCCGCGCGTGCGGCCCTCGATGCGCGACTTCACCTCGTCCGGCTGCGTGGCGATCCAGTCTTCGTACGACATAGTCGCGCCTCCGCCGGACTTCCCCTCGTCGGCCTGCTTCGTGTTGTCGCTCTGCTTTTCGTCCGCCATCTCACCCTCTCCCGGGCGTCGCGCCCGCGCCGAGCCTCTCGCCCGGCGTCATCCCGCCCCGCCTGAGCATCGCGCTCAGCCCGCCGCATCGCGCGGCGGGCACGGCAAGGCGCACCTCTCGACGGCCAGGCATCACGCCAGGCCGATACGTCGTCCAATGAGTCGTCATCAGGGGCGTGGGCTGAACACCCGTTTGCAGAACGGGTGTCCGACTAAGTGCTCCGCCGCCTCGTCGAGCGTCCAGATCTGCCCGTGCGCGAGGCGGTCCTCTTGCACTCCGATGTGGTCGGGCTCCGGCGGCAGCGCCCCGCCCGTTCGATCGTGTCCGTCAGGTAGGCACCCCTCGCCGTCGATGACATCGACGGTCTCGACGTCGAGATCGGCGTAGCCGGCGAGCGAGCCCGCGTTCATCGACGTCGCCGATTCGGTCGCCGCGATCATGGTGGCCCGGCCCTCGACCTGGTCGAACAGCGGGCGCAGCTCGGCGTTGAGGGTTGCCACGCTGTCGCCGCGCTCAATCGCCTTGCTCACGAGGTCGCGCGCCTTCTCGCGCAGGTCCTCGGCGATGCGGTAGGGCGCCCGCTTTGCGGGCACGTAGGCGCCGGAAGCCCGGTCGAGGGTCATGCCGAGGAGCTGCGCCGCCCGCTGCCGCGCGAAGCGCAGCGCTGCGGCGCGGCCGCCGCCACCGATCACGCCCGCCACGCTCGGGTCGGCCATCATCGAGTCGGCCAGCCACTGCGCCAGCTCCTCGAGGTCGTCGCCGTCGAAGACGGGGGCGGGGATCAGGTCAGGCACCGGAGCCCCTCAACGCCGCGCGGGCGCTTTCGGCGAACTGCTCCACCGCCTTCTGCACGAGGCGCTGGGTCACCGGCAGGCCGGCGGCCTCGCTCTGCGCCTGCGCCGCCTGGCGCCCGGGGCCGGCGATGCCGGATGCGGCCGTACGCTGCGCCTCCGCGGCCTGCTCGACGGCCTTCTCGCGGAGGATCGTGGCGATCTCATCCTCGGGCAGCCCCTGCATCCGCAGCGCGGAGGCGAGTGGGATGCCGCCGGACGTCCGTAGCTGCAAGATCTCGGCCTCCGTCCGCGGCTGCACGGTCTCCGGTCGGTCGAAGGCCGCCGCGATCTCGGAGGGGCGGACCTGCTGATTCGCGATCCGCAGCGCGAACGCACCGACCTCCTGCCAGACCGGGCGGAAGCGGTCGATTCGGTCCTGCACCTTCTTGTTCAGCGGCGCCTCGAGGGCGGTGAGCGCCTCGCCGGAGACCTGCGCCGGTGCGCCGTAGAACATGTGCCGCGGAGTCCTGGTCAGCGCGCTTACCGTCTCGACCAGGTTGGTGATCGGCCGGATGAAGTTGTCGAGATCGGTGCTCGCGAATTGTCCGACCGAGACGCCCTGCCCCTCGCCGCTCCCTGGCGGGAGGACCCACACCCCGCCCGGCGTATTCTTGATCTTGCCCCGCAGGTCGGCGTCGCTGATGATCCAGCGCTGGAGGAAGGCCGCGTACTCGGCAGCAACGAGCATGTCGGCGAACAGCTTGTTGATGCCGTTCTGCAGGGGGATGACGACCTTCAGGTCGGACCGCGGGGCGCGGCGGGCGACGGTGAAATGGAACACCGGCACCTCGCCGTAGGGGTTTTCAACCGTCGGCTCATCCGTCACAAGCGCGCTGGCCTTCTCCGGCCAGCCGGGTTTCCGCGCGGCGTAGTACTCGATGCGGTCGGGGTAGTAGAGCGTCATGCGGCAACGCTCGTCGACGTCGAGCCACCACTTCGCGGCGAACCGCTTGCGCCGCGGGTTGCTCGGGTCGTAGAACACGCAGCAGTGGCGCGGATCGTTGTAGAAGGCGTCCGGCTCCTCGGTCTCGTCGTTCGGCCAGACGATCACGAACGCCTCGCCCGTGACGAGCGCCGCCTCGTGGACTGCGTCGGACTCCAGGTCGAGCCTGGAGCGCTGCCACAGCGCGGTGAGGACGTCGTTCTTCTCGCCGTTGGCTAGAGTCATCTCTCTCAGATTGATCCGGTCGAGGCAGGCATTGATGACGACCGAGCACCAGTTCTCCGAGAAGTTGGCGTCGAGCCCCTGGAAGACCTCGCGCAGTCGACTCGCCGTGTAGACGAGCGGCTGGTCGCCGTCGTAGTAGTCGAACAGCGTCTTGTAGGCAGACGCCTTCGACTTTAACGTCGTGAACGCGCGCTCGAGATCGGTCTTTTCTGCCACGTCACCCGCCGATCATGTAGGCTTCGCCTGTCGTCTTGCGCCGCTTGCCGTCGAGGTTATCGACGTACGCCACCCCATACCGCGTGGCGTCCATGCCGTGGTCGTCGACCTTCACCGGATCTTCCTTCAGCGCTCGCCCGTCGGCTGACTTCGGCCAGGCGTACGCTGGGAATTCCTCCGCCGTCGAGATCGGCTTGTGAGCCTGCAGCAGCGCCTCGTCACGCTCGACCAGCGCATCGTCAAACACGAACAGCCTCGGCTTGCCGTCCGGCGCCTTGCGCAGCCGCGCGGCCACCGCCTGGATGCCGATGGCGATCGCCTTGTAGGCCGACCGCGTCGGGATGCCGTAGCGCTCGAGTGTCGCCCGGTCCTCGGCGTCGTGGTCGCACACCGTGGCCTCGATCTTCTCGCCGCCGGTCAGCAGCCTGATTCGCTGCGCGTGGTCCTCGACGAGCCGCTGCGTGTGGTAGATCTCGCGGTATAGGTACATGCGGCCGTCGCCATCGATCGCCCACCACTGGCAGACGAACGGGTTGGTGTACCCGAAGTCGACGACTCGGATGCGTCGCCACTCGGCCGGGATCGCAAAGCGCGGGATGCGGTGCACGCCAGGGCCCCAGTCCTCATAGACGACACCCTCGGCGGCCGCCCATCGGCCGAAGCGGAGCCTCTCCTTGCGCACGCCGGAGAGCGCGTCGAGCGTCTGCATCGTCCGCACGCCTTGTTCTGTGAGGTTGCCAGCCTCATCGTAGAGCGTCGGGTTGTCCTCATGCCGCGAGGTCAGCAACTTGAGAGCCTGGCGCCCGAGAATCCAATGCTGCGGCGGCCCCGGGTTGCAGTCGCCGAAGATCATCGGCGTCTTGGTCTGAGCGCCGCGGCCGGTGCACCTGGTGGTCAATGTCTCCCAGTCGGCGAGCGTCAGCTCCTCGGCCTGGTTGACGTAGATGAAGTCACGCTCGCCGGAAAGCACCTTGCCTGGACGGTCCATACCGCCCGTGTAGACGCGGGCGCCGTTCGGGTAGTCGTACCACTCTGGGTGCGACCCGCCGAACGGCTCGGCTCCGCCGCGGATCACCACGATCCGCGCCCAGGTCTCGAGCACGGTGCCGTCCATGTCGGCGCGGACCTTGCGCACCATGGCGGCGCGGGCGCCCGGGGTCTGCCACATGAGCGTGTCGAGGCGCCAGAGCGCGGCGTACGTCTTCCCGGTCTCCGCCGGCCCCGCGATGATCCACTCGTGGTCCGTCGTGCTCTGGATCTCCGCCGCAGCGCCGCGGAAGGCGGGCGCGAACTCGAGCGCTCGCCGGCGCCGGCGCCGCTCCCGCTCGACCATCACGAGCGCCAGCGGGCTAGCGGGAGGCGGTGAGCTTTGCGTAGAGAGCATTCAGCTCCTCGTCGGACATTGCCGCGAGCTGTTCCGGGGTGATGGAGAGCGAGAGGCCGGAGGTCGAGACTTCCTGCCGCTCGATGTACCCGCGGTCGCGCATTTGAGTCTTCGCGAAGAAGCAGCACGCCCACGCCTCGCCGGCGGCCATCGCCTTGAAGATCGACACCTCGCAGATGTCCTTTAGCTCCTCGCGCGCCTCCGTGCGAGCATTACGGACTTCTTCGTGCTTGGCCATGTACGCGTGGATCGTCCGCGGAGAGCATCCGAGCGCCCTGGCTGCGCGAGAGACCACGCCATGATGCGCCGTGAGCGCGTCGACCATCGCGGCGACGGAGATCTGCTCGCGCTTGATTGGCGGTGTGCCGCCGTTGGTGCGACGGCCGTCAGGCTTACCATCACGACGCCGGCGAGTCGTCATGCGGCCTTCTTCTTCCTGCGCTTGGCTGTCGTGCTATGGGCTACCGCGAGCATGCAGTCCTCTCCCGTCGGCCCGCTCTGAGCCGCCTGGAGGTCCACGGAGTGTGCATATAAATGGTTCGGCCCGGCTTTCACCGGGCCTTTCGACACCTCTACACCTGGAGTCAACCTACATCCCGGCGGGGGGCGTGTCAAGTCCCCGGACAAATTCGTCCGAGACAGAGTACAGACCGAGCGTCCCGCGGATCTCCACCGGAGCGACGCGGCGCGGGCGCTCGAGGAGCCACGCCCACTCCTCGCCGTCGCGCTCCATGCCGACGACGTCGACGACGCACACCGCGACGCCGGCGGGCAGGGAGCCGACCCGGCGCCTGGTCGCGACGATCAGCAGCGGCCCGCGGTAGCTCGTCTTCCAGCGCCGATGCTCGGTCGTCTGATGGCCGGAGGCGATCTCCTCGGCCCAAGGCTGATGGACGGAGAGCGCTCTCACCGCTCGCCATCCAGGGCCGCACGCAGCGCCACTCCGGCGGCGATCCACGCCGGCGAGCTGTCCGGGCAGCCGCCGCAGTGCTCGTGCTCAAAGACGAGATCGCGCAGCGCGACGAGGAGGCGGGGGGCCGCCGTGATCAGACGCGCGTTGCGCGTGTCCTCCGGCGTCTGCTCGTTGACGGTGCCGACGACCGCGATCACTCGCGCCTGCGACGTGTAGGCGCCCTCCGCCTCGATGCGGCCGCCGTTGAGGTGCCAGCGGGGGCGGTTCACGCCACCACCCCCGGCGCGACATGCTGCGCGCCGACCACCGCGACGATCCCCTCCTCGCGGCTCTCACCGGCCGGCTGCTTGCGCGCCCACCAGCGCTCGACCGCGTCGACGAGCGCAACCGTCGTCGCGTAGTCCCAGTCGCGGATGCGCTCGGCGAGCGCCTTGGCGTCGCACCCCCACTTGGCGCCGAGCCCGTCAAGGCGGTCGGCGTCGTAGACCTCGGCCCATACGACGGTCAGCAGCGTCGCCTCGTGAGCCGAGGTCGCCTGCGTCCAGACGCCGTTGAGGGCGTCACAGCAGGCGCACCACTCCGCGACCGTGAGCGTCGGGCAGTGGCGCCGCACCACCTCGGCGTAGCGCGCGGCCACCGTGTTGAGGAGCCCGGACCGGGTCCAGAGGCCCGCGCCCTCGGGCCGATCGTCGAGCAAGCGCCGGAGCGCGGGGCCGATGTAGAGGCTCGTGCGGTCGGTCATCGCGCGCCCCCCCTCTCCGCCTCGATCTCCGCCTCGGCGAGCGCCGGCGTGACGATCCAGCAGTCGCACCACCTCGGCGACGCCGCGGGGTTGCTCGCCGTCAGGCCGTCCGGCGCGTCCTCGCGCGGCCAGTCGTCGGGAGCGTAGAGACCCAACGCCTCTCCCGCCGACTCCGCCTCGACCTCATGCTCAGCGACCGGGCTCTCGATCCCCGCCGCCCCGACCCAGTGAGTGACGCTCCAGCGCCTCATGATGCACCTCCCTCTCTGCCCTCCGCGCGGGAGAGCAGAGAGCGAGGCCCGCCCCGGATGGCGGGCCGGTGTCCTAGAGCTCGAGGTAGACCGGCACGAGCCCGTCCTCATCCCACTCGCCCGCCCACTCCTCGCAGTCGGAGCAGCCCTTGGCGAGGTCCATGAGGGTCGTCCCGCCATCGCGGTAGTAGCCGACGCGGATCACCGCGCCGTCGGAGCAGGTGACGTCGAGGATGGCGCAGTCGATGCGGTTGGGGGTGCTGGTCGGCTGCCCACGATCATCGATCACCGTGACGCGGGGGTGCATGGGCGCGTCGTCCCCGCGCAGCGCTGAGTTGATCTCCCATCGGAGCGACTCGGGGATGCGGCTGTCGTCGCCGGCAACCGTGAGGATCTCGCGATCCTCGGTGACCTCGTCGTAGCCGATGTCGTAGGTGCCCTGGATGCTCAT